CTCTAACACCGTCCTTAATGCGCAAGCCGACGCCGCCGAGTCCACCATCGGCGCGGCGCCGACGCTGGAGGTCCGCGCCGGCACGCCGCCGGCTGCAATCGGAACGGCCGACTCCGGCACTCTCCTGGCGTCGCTGACCCTTCCTTCTGATTGGCTGGGCGCGGCTTCGGCAGGCGTCAAGAATCTGATCGGCACATGGTCGGCAAACGCATCCGCTACCGGCAAGGCGACCTATTATCGGATCAAGGCGGCCGGCGTGGCGCATGTGCAGGGCCTGATCTCGATGCCCTGGCAGGCTTCCATCGCGGTTGTCGTCGGCGAATATGTGTCGAACGGCGGCAACCTGTATCGCTGCACGACGGCCGGCACGACGGCTTCGAGCGGCGGCCCGACCGGAACAGGCCCGACGATCTCCGATGGAACGGCGGTTTGGGCGTATCAACAGGCCGGCACGGATATGTCGATGGACAACACGGCCATCGCCAGCGGCCAGAGCGTGACGATCAA